CAATACGGGATTACTCTTAAGCTCGACTGATGAACTACAGTTTGGAGATGCCGCCTCAAGAATATTTCAAAGTGCTGATGGTGTACTCAGGATTGACGGTGAAGTAACGCTTGATCTGTATGGAAGCACCTCTGTCAATGTAAGTAATGACTTATTGCTAAATAGCGATGCCTCTGTGCTTGGATTTGGAGTCAACAATGACGTAACTCTAACCCATGTACACGACACAGGGTTGCTACTCAATAGCACGATGGCTTTACAGTTCAACGATGCCAGTCAATACATAAATGCTCCATCAAATGCAATATTAGATATTACTGCTACGGATGAGATAGAACTGAATGCGACGGCAATAGACTTGAACGGCACATTGGATGTGTCGGGTACAATTACTGTGGCTGGCAATGCAGACCTGAATGGTGATCTAGACGTTGATGGAACCACCAACCTAGATGTTGTGGACATTGATGGTGCAGTAGATATGGCAACTACTGCATTAGTTACAGGTGTCTTGACTACAACAGCTACACAGGTAGCGAATGGTGGAATCACAAGTGGCGATGATATTAGTGTCGGTGCTACAGACAAGATTTTCCTAGATGGTGGTTCTAACACCTACATCACCGAATCGGCAGCAGATGTAATTAGTATTTATGTTGAGAATATGGAAGCGTTTGTCCTTGGTGGATCGGGAAATCCGTATGTTCGGATACAGGCTGGAGCAGGTGGTGGAGTTGCGGCAACCCAATACTATGAAGGTGGGGAGTTCTTCTGGCAGACTGGAGTCCGTGGTGCCGATGAGCTTTTTTACATCAGTAACAATGCCACGATTCATAGCAACTATGCGATCAAATGTTCGGCCCGTGATGTAGACGTTGGAGGTGAACTTACTGCTGCTACTAAGACTTTCCGTATTGATCACCCACTCGCAGATATGGCTGATACACATACCTTAACCCATGCTAGTATTGAGGGGCCAAGGGCCGACCTAATTTATAGGGACTCTGTAACCCTTTCCAATGGAAGTGCAAGCGTTGATTTAGATGAATCGGCTAATATGACTGATGGTACATGGGAATTATTATGCCGTGATCCACAGGTCTTTTTGCAGAATGATACAGGTTGGTCAGCACTCAAGGGATCGGTGTCAGGCTCAACGCTTATAATCACCTGCAAAGACTCAATTAGTAACGATACGGTTAGCTGGATGGTCGTAGCTGAAAGAAATGACCCAACCTACCTAGCAAGTAGAACAACGGATGACAATGGTAATATGATCTTAGAAAGAGAAAAACCTGAAGAAGTTCAAGACTTACCAGATGGAAGGTGAGATGATGAATTTAATATCCCTACTCGCCATTCCAGCAGCAGCAGGGGCCGCCTATGGCGGTGTCAAAGCTGGACTAAATGGGGCTAAACAGTCCCTCGCTCAGATAGAGCGCACTGTAGAACGCATAGGACAAAAGGTGGATACTCATGGGGAAAGGATCACAGCAGTTGAAACGCAAGCAGCAAACCTTAAAGAACGAGTCGCAAGCAACAAAAAAGACAGATGTTAAGCCAATAACGAGCGAGAATCGAGTTTATTTGAGTATGCAACAAGCAGAGATATTTAAACAATTAGTTCAGGCCAGTAACGAGGCGCAAGCTCAGTTAAACTTTGCGTTGACTACGGCTGGCTTTTCTAATGATGTGATTGTTGGTGGAGATCTAGATTCAGATAGTCCACATTTTATCATAAGGAAAGAACCTACACCACAATGATAACATATCGCGGTGAACGGTTCTCAGGATATAATAAGCCTAAGCGTACATTAAAGGCTAAGAAGTCACATGCTGTTTTAGCAAAGGAAGGCGATAAGGTTCGATTGATTAGGTTTGGTCAACAAGGTGTAAGTGGAGCCGGTGCAAATCCTAAAACAAAAAAAGATAGGGCTAGACAAAAAAGCTTTAAAGCTCGTCATGCTAAGAATATTAAAAAGGGCAAAATGAGTGCGGCTTATTGGTCTGACAAAGAAAAGTGGTAGGCGGGTAGATATATGTCCTTTATGAAAATATCCCCACAAGCTGGGGTTGTGACGGATGGCACGAGGTATAGTGCTAAGGGTACTTGGTTTGAAACCGACAAGGTACGCTTCCGTAAAGGCTTTGCAGAAAAAATAGGTGGTTGGGCTAGGTATGTTGGCGACAGGTTTATAGGCATAAGCCGAAAGCTACATGATTGGAAAACAGATGCGGGAAATGCTTATGTAGGAGTAGGCACTACCAATAAGTTATATGTCAATCAGGGTAGTAGCTATCATGACATTACGCCACTTCGCTTATCGGCAACACTTGGCACTAACCCAGTAGCAACGGTAGACGAAACTGCTGTAGTTACGATTAGCCATACATCTCACGGTGCAGTCATAGGTGATTACGTCACTATAGCTAGTGCAACCGCAACAGGTGGTATCGGGACAAGTTCGCTTAACACTGAACATCGTATCGTTGCATTGGGTGCCCCGGATGCCAGTGACCCCGACGACAAGTATCGTATCGTGTGTAACGCACAGGCTACCTCAACTGTATCAGCAGGAGGAGGAACCAGTGCAACGGCGGCATACCAAGTTAATGTAGGGCTAGATACTTACATCAGAGCGGGTGGGTGGAGTTCGGGTACTTGGGGTTCAGGTACATGGGGATCCGCATCAGCTATTGGGCAAGCAAGTCAGTTGCGTCTATGGTCGGTAGACAACTTCGGTGACGATATGCTTTCATGTGTTCGTCAAGGAAATGTGTTCTATTGGGACGAAAGCGATGGCACATCGACTCGTGCTGTAGCGTTAAGTGATCGGACTAGACGCACAATTACTTTAGCTGGGTCAACACCTATAGCAACTACTGATGGAGCTAGTATTATTACTGTGACAGATAAAGGTGGTCATGGTGCAGGCGTAGGAGATACAGTCACCTTTTCAGGTGCGGCTACTGTTGAAGGTGTACTTGCCGCCAGTATTAATAAGGCACACACCATTGCTACTACCCCCACCAAGACAACCTTCACAGTCGATACTGGTGATGATGCATCAGGCGATGGCACGGGTGGAGGAGCTAGTGTTGTAGCCGCTTATAAAGCAGGAGTATACTACACACCGGTGGCCGCATTACAGGTGATGATGTCAGATGTGGCTAGGCATGTTATCTGCTTTGGATGTAATCCGATTGGATCCAGCACTATTAATCCATTGTTTGTCAGGTGGTCTACTTCTGAGAATGCAGCACAGTGGCAACCACTATCTACAAACAGTGCAGGTGGTCAGGAGATATCATCAGGGTCAGAGATTATAGGTGCGTTAATGACACGCCAAGAAATCCTGATCTTTACTGATGTCGGCATACAATCTATGAGATACAGTGGCAGTCCTTTCTACTTTAGCTTTACGGAAGTAGCTAGGGGGATGTCTATGGTATCTCCCAACGCGGCAGTCAATGCAAATGGTAGGATCTTTTTCATGGATCGAGGCTCATTCTATACCTACACAGGTACAGCACAAAGATTAGCATGTCCAATTTTAAGCACCGTGTTTGATGACTTTGATGAGACACAGTCGTTTAAGGTTATAGCAGGATCTAATCCTGACTTTGGTGAAGTCATCTGGGTATATCCATCTCAGTCCGGAAACGGTGAGAATGATAAATATGTGATCTATAACTATGTCGAACAGGTATGGTATCACGGCACATTGAGTCGTGGTACATGGAATCAGGCGGGAACCAAAATATATCCCTTGGCTAGTTCTATCTTAATACAAGACCTAGACGACAATCCAATAACAACGACTACCGATGCTACGAGCAATGTGTCCATATCGGCAACAGCACATGGCCTAGATATTGGCGACACGTTTAGACTGATTGGAGCGTCAGCTACAGGAGGGCTAGAAGCACTTCTGCTTAATAATGAACATACGGTAGTGTCAGTAACCATTGATGCAATTGTGTTTACTATTGCAGACACGGCTACCGCAGCCACAGGAGGCGGTGGAATAGTCGAGCTTTATAAAACTAATGTTCTTTATAGTCATGAAAATGGATATGACGACGACGGATCCGCAATGACAGCATACATAGAGTCAGGCGACATGGACTTGGGCGAAGGTGATCAGGTATGGGCGATCAACAGGATTATTCCTGATGTGACGTTTAGAGGCGCTAGTTCGACAGACGAAGTAACGATCAGTCTTAATGGGCACAACTTCCCCGGCGGAGCGCAAACCTCGTTAACGTCAGCCGCTATAACATCGAGTACAGAGCAAGCATTTGTACGAGCAAGGGCTAGACAGGTGTCGATGAAGGTTGAGAGTACTGGGGCAGGCTATGGGTGGCGTGTGGGCTTTGTGAGACTGGATGGACGAACTGACGGGAAAAGATAATGCCATTAAAGAGCTATAGAGGATTGAATGAAGCACCACAGGAATACGAAGCTTTCGATGAAAGCATGTCTCGTAGAACTATCGAACAAAACTTTCAGGATGTTAGCAGTGATTTAGAATCTGTTAAAACACAAGACGATAAAGACAGTTCTTTGTCATTGCGTAAATATCAATTCTTGTTGCTAGGAGCCAGTAATGGCTGATACATTTAAAGTACTGGGACAAACGGCTCCTGCTGATACTAACGAAGCAACGCTGTATACCGTACCAGAAGATACGGTAACTACAGTGAGTTCGATTGTCGCCTGCAACCTCACGGGTGATACGCCTACTTTTAGAGTAGCCGTAAGACCTAAAGGGGCCACTGTAGCAAATGAGCATTATATTTACTACGACAAAGCAACGGCGGCTAACGATTCCATCTTCATAATCATTGGTCTGACCTTAAGTGATGACGACATAGTATCTGTTAGGTCATCTGCGGCAAACAAAATAGCATTTAGTATATTCGGCGTGGAGACGAGTTAGTATGCAAATAGCAAGTAACTATGGTGGAATGGGTGGAATGAGACGTAGAGGTATTGGTGGTCTTCGTAGAGGTCCAGCGCCGGGACAAATGTTTGATATGATTGATCCTAGTGCTCAGGGTTACCCAATGGGTGGTGTGGCAGCATATACACCTCCGGGTCAAATGCCTACACAGGCTTATCAAGATTTGTCAGTTGGATATACACCTCCTCCACAAGCTAGTACAAAGGGTTCACCTTTATCGGAGTTACCAGCACAACCTGCTGCGGCTGGTATGGACTGGCCGCCCCAAAATACCGCACAACCTGTTATGGATCCTAGACAGCAACAAGAAATGATGCAACAACAGCAAGCGTTCAATGATGCTAGGGTATCTATGCCTGTGGGCCAACAATTCCAGCCACCAAGGGAACAGGCTCCGTTAATTAACCAAGCGCCACAGTTCGACCCAAGAATGATTCAACGGACAGATATGCCATCTGCCCCTAGGGAACTACCGGGATACGCTACACCATTGTCTGCACCACCTCCTCCACAGCAGTTTGATGTGGGACCACAGATAGGTCTTCAGGCACCACAAGGGCCAACACCTTTTCAGAATATTTCTCGACCATTAGGACAACCACAACCACTAGGTGGTGGACCACAGCAGATGCTAGGCGGACCACAGCAACAAGGTGGCGGTCAGGCACAAGGTGGTGCCAAGTGGACAATGGAAATTAAACCATCAGAAGGAATGGCTACAGGTGGTATGATTGAAGAGGGTGGATTTAATGTACCACAACCGCGTATACCAGAGGAATTTACAGATGGGTTAGAGGTTTTAAACTTTGACTCTATTGCTGCATTGCCAGAACTAGAAAATCCAAACATGCCTACAGCGGCAGATTTACCTGCTCCTGATACGCAGGAAATTAATGAATTGTTAGACCTAATTGATGGCACGTTAGACACTGGTATGGATACTACTTCAGAACTTATGGGAGAAGCGGCGTTGGCCCCACCTGCGATAGAGATA